CATGAATGGAAAAATACTAATCTTATATATGATAGCATTTACTTTTTAGATGGTGTTATGGAAGAGTTTATACAACGCGCTAAAGGATTACGTGGATTTGAGAATGCCATCAGATCAGCACAGAAAGGTAGAGCGTTAGGATTAGGTATATTAGGTTGGCATACTTATTTACAACAAAAAAATATCCCATTTGAGGGATTGTTAGCGCAATATGAAACAAGAAGAATATTTAGTCAAATTAAAATTGAAAGTGAAAGAGCAAGTATGTCTCTTGCGGAGACGTACGGTGAACCTCTTTGGTGCATTGGTACTGGTATGCGGAATACCCATCTTCGCGCTATTGCTCCTACTGTCAGCAATAGTAAGCTTAGTGGTAATATTAGTCCTGGTATTGAACCTTGGGCCGCTAATGTTTTTACTGATCAGTCTGCGAAGGGTACTTTCATACGCAGGAACCCTACTCTTGAGAAAACATTAGAGAAATACAATCTTAATACGGAGAAAATTTGGAATAAGATTTTAGAGGATGGTGGTTCAGTTCAAGGAATTAAAGAACTTGATAAAATTATGGTTGGTATGCATAAAGATATACCAATAAAAGAAGTGTATAAAACCTTTAAAGAGATTAATCAATTAGAATTAATTAATCAAGCGGGTATACGACAACAGTATATAGATCAAAGTGTTAGTTTGAATTTAGCATTTCCGGCACAAGCTGATCCTAAATTTATTAATAAAGTACACTTAGAAGCTTGGAAAAAGGGTATTAAAACATTATATTACATGCGAACAGAATCTGTTCTTCGCGGTGACATCGCAGAAGATGCTATGAATGAAGAATGCTTAAGTTGTGATGGATAAAGGGCTTGGGGACACTTTCGAAAGATTTTCTAAAGTCACAGGAATAAAATGGTTAATAATAACTATAACAGGTTGGTTTGACGTAAACTGCGGTTGTGAGTACAGAAGAAAATTACTTAATAAATGGTTTCCTTATAAACAAAATAAAAAAATGAATAAAAAAATAACAATAAATGATATATTAGATCCAATAAACCCAAAAGTATTCTTTAGAGAATATTGGAACAAAAAACACCTTGTGTTAAGGAGAAACAACTTTAAGTCACTATACTCGTGGGTGGATTTTAATAAATACTTAAATCAATATCCTGGAATTAAGGGTTTACAAATAATAGATCAACACCCTGATCATGAAAAGTGGTGTCTTGATAAAGTTAGAACTGGTAAATTAAAATTACCAATGTTAAGTAAACATGAGGTTTATAGTGCTTGGAAAAATGGTAAAACATTTGTATTACCTTTTGCAGAATATCAAAAAAAAGAGCTGGTTGATATTTGTTTTGAATTTGAGAAATATTTTGAGAGAGGTCAATCTAATGTATATTGTTCTCCACGTAATAAATCTAAAAGTTTTCCAGCCCATTCAGATAATACAGAAAACTTTTTGTTTCATACTGAAGGTAAAGTTAAGTGGACTATATATAAAGAATTTGCACCTAATAAACCAAAGGAAATATTAGATGAATTCGTTTTAGAAGCTGGCGATCTATTGTATATACCACAATATCAATTTCATAAAGTTGATACTATTGGTCCAAGAATATTAATTAGTATACACTTCTCGAATAAACCTAAACAATCATTAAAACATTTTAAAATAACCACAACAGAAGGTAATAAAAGAAATAAATGGTATGATTGGAAACCTGAAAGCCCATATACTTCTCGAGGAAACTCAAGAATAGAAGGTCCAAGAAGACAAAAACCTTGGTAATATGATACAAGAAGAAAGAAAACAGAGTAAATTACACGATGCTGATTCTTTTTTGCAATATAGAAAAGATCAAGAAAAAGTACACGTAGATAGAATAAAAAATAGTAAAGATCCTTTAGATAGCATTTTAACTGTTGAACTTAACACAACTGAATTGTGTAATAGAAAATGCGTGTTTTGTCCAAGATTTGCTGCAGAAGTATATCCAAATAGAAATTTAAATATGACTGTTGATACAGCAAGTAAAATAGCAACTAATTTATCTGACGCTGGATATGGTGGTAGAATATCATTTAGTGGTTTTAGTGAAAATTTATTAAATAAGAAATTTAGTGAAATCATATATGCTATGAAATCTAAATTACCAGATAGTTTACTTGAATGCAATACAAATGGTGATTTTTTAACTCCAGAAAAAACTATGGAATTATATAACTCTGGTCTCACTATGTTATATATAAATTTATATGATGGACCTGATCAAGCAAGCGGTTTTGTATCAATGATGGAGGAAGCAGGTATATCACCTAATAGATATAGCCTTAGAGCACATTATGATCTAAAAGATTATGGTTTAAAATTAAATAATAGAAGCGGAACAGTAGATTGGATAGGTTTTGAAGATCATGATATTGATGAATTAAAAGGTAAACCATGTTATTATCCATTTTACAAACTATTTATTGATTGGAATGGTGACGCTTTATTTTGTTCAAATGATTGGGGTAAAGAAAGAATTATTGGTAATCTTGCTAAACAATCGCTATATGATGTTTGGATGAGTGATGATATGAAGGGTATTAGACAAAAATTAAAAAAAGGAGATAGAAGTCAAAGCCCATGTAACAAATGTTCTGTCAAGGGGCAATTATTCGGAAAACCAAGTTTTGATTTAATAAATAAACATTATGAGAGTAGCAATAACGGGAACAAGTAGAGGGTTAGGTAAAGTTTTAAAAGAAAAACTTTGTGCTAGATGGATACCAATTGAATTCAACAGACCAACGTACGATATATCAACAAAAGAAGGTAGGAAAAAAATTATTGATGAACTTAAATCAAACGACAGGTATAATGTATTTATAAATAATGCTCATGATGGATTTTCACAAGTAAAATTATTACAAGATGTATATAACATATGGAAAGACAAAGCGGATAAATATATAATCAACATAAACAGTAGAGCAAAATATCCCAACATCTCAAAGGGTTATATGTATTCAGCTTCTAAAGCTGCATTATCTCAACTGTCTAATAGTTTAAGATTTAAAGAAGATAAAAAATGTAGAATTACAGATATTAATCCTGGTTTACTAGAATCAGATTTACCAAGTATGACATATGGGGAGCTTGCTCAATGGGTTATATACTTGATGAATAAAGGAGCAAATATTGAGATTGGTGAAATATCATTATGGCATAGGACTTCGTATGTAGATGTACAAAAACAAAAAGAAAATAAATCAAATTAAATTAAATAAAATGAAAGCAGGAAAAATTTGGGGTAAGACTGAAATGATCCATAAAAATGGAGTTTTAGAATTTCACCGTATAGAATATAAAAAAGGATTTAAATGTTCAGAACATGAACATAAATTTAAATGGAATGGATTTTTTGTTGAATCAGGTAAGATGATCATAAGGGTATGGCAAGATGATCAAGGACTACTAGATGAAACAATATTAGAAGCTGGGGATTTTACTATGGTTAAACCAGGTAAGTATCATCAATTCGAAGGAGTTGAAGACGGTGTAGCGTTTGAGTTATACTGGGCTGAATTTAATCATGATGATATACAAAGAAGAACCGCAGGTAAAAAATCATGAATATAGACGATATGAAAATTGCTATAGTTATACCAGCTAGGTTAAAAAGCACGAGATTAAAAGAAAAAATGCTCATCAAGTTTGATGGTGAACCATTAATACGTTTAGTATTTGATAAATGCCGTATGATGGGGTATGATACTTATGTAGTGACTGATAGTACAAAAATAGCACAATACATTACAATTGAAAGTGTTATTATGACTGGTGATGCTGAAAATGGTACAGCAAGAATTGCATCAGTGTTAGATAAATTAAGTAAATATGATGTTATAATAAATGTTCAGGGTGATATGTTAGATATAAACGTCGATACTCTAAGACCATTAATAAAAGAATGTGTACATAATGATATTACAACATGTTACACGGAAGGTTGTAAACCTAATGATGTTAAAGTTATACATCAAGAGGGAAAAGCAATGTGGTTTACTAGAGCTCCTGTAGGTTATGGAGATAGGCATTTGGGTATATATGCATATAAACCCCATATATTACAATCTTATCATCTATTTAATGATAAATACCCACAGGAATGTTTAGAACAAAATAGAATATTAGGGCATTATGATGTTAATGTTGTTAAAACAGAATACTATGGCACAGAAATCAATACAGAAAATGATTTATTCGGATAAATTTAAGTATAAAAAAAAATATGAAAATATTTATACTGGAGGTTACTATATGAGAGATATATATGGTAAAAACAGAAAAACAAAAGGTGGATATGGTGATGGTGGTGGTGTACAAAAATTATTAAGACCAATTAAACAATTTGTTGATAAAAATCCAGGCTGTATGCTACTGGAATATGGTTGTGGTAGATCAGTACACTGGCATACGAAAGTTAAAATATACGGACCTGATAAAGAAAAAATTACAATGGGTGAATATTTAGGTTCTAATTTAGGTGGGTTTTATAGGTATGATCCTTTTCATCCCATATATAAAGTAAGACCACCTTCAAAAGCAGATGCTGTAATTGTTTGTGATGTATTAGAGCATATCCCCATAAAAGAACTACCAGGTGTTTTAAAAGATATAAATCAACATACTCGTGTTGGTGGTGAGGTATTTATAACTATACCGGAAAATCCAGCTAAGTGTACTTTTATGGATGGTGAAAATATGCACTGCACATTAATGAGTAATAAAGAATGGAAAGAAATTTTAACGAAAAATATAAGAAGAAAAATACACTGTAAATTTGTAATCTAATGAAAAAAAATAAAAAACTTTTAATAGCTGGTCCTTGTGTAATTGAAAATGGAATTCACGCGCTAAACTTAGCTTTTGATCTTAGTAGATTAGCAAAAAAATATAATTTTGATTACGTGTTCAAAGCTTCGTTTGATAAGGCGAATAGAACATCTATTGATTCTTATAGAGGACTTGGTATGAAGCAAGGTTTAAATATACTAAAAAACATTAAAGAAGCTGTAGGTTGTAAAATAACAACTGATATACATGAACCCTGGCAAGCAAAAGAAGTCGCTGAAGTTGCTGATATACTACAAATCCCTGCATTTTTATGTAGACAAACAGATCTTTTAACTGCAGCTGCACAAACAGGTAAAACTGTAAACATAAAAAAAGCTCAATTCTTAGATGGTAAAAATATGATTCACTCTGTTGATAAGATTGAAAGATCAGGTAATAATAATATTATGTTAACCGAGAGAGGATCTATGTTTGGTCTAGGTAATTTAGTTGTAGATTTTAGACAGATAATAGATATGAAAGAATTTGGTTATCCGGTTATTATGGATTGTACACATTCTACTCAAAAACCTAGTTCTTTAGGGGATAAAAGTGGTGGTGAAAGAAAGTATGCTGTGTATATGGCAAAGCTTGCTAAAGCTGTAGATGTAGATGGATTTTTCTTTGAAGTCCATGAGAATCCAGATAAGGCATTATGTGATGGACCCAATATGATACAGTTGGATAATTTTGAAAATATATTAAAACAAATAAAATGAAAATATTTATAGGACATGATTCAAGACACTCAAAGGCTACTAGAGTTTGTAAGAAGTCTATTTTAAGTCATTCTAAACAAGGAGAACATAAAGTAACATATTTAGATAAGGCTTTACTTACTAAAATAGGGATATATGGTAGAAAAGATGTCCCTGGAGAATCAACAGAATTTTCTTTTACTAGATTTTATGTACCACTATTAACACACTTTAAAGAAAAAGCTTTATTTTGTGATAATGATTTTTTATGGAAATGTAATCCAAGTGAAATAGAAAAATATATAAAAGAAAAACCCGTCGCGGTTGTAAAACATGATTTAAAAGAAGTCCATGAGGATAAAATGGATGGAATTAAAAATAAATGGTACCCAAAAAAATGCTGGAGTTCTTTAATATATTTTGATTGTGAAAAATTAAAAAACTTAAGTAAAGAATATTTAGATAATGCAACACCAAAAGAACTACATGAGTTTGGGTGGGTTGATGAGAAAGATATATCAGAAATCCCAAGATCATATAATCATTTAATTGGTTATTACGAAAAACATAATAGAATAAAAGCATTACACTATACACAAGGAGGACCTTGGTTTGATGAACACAAAAATAATGAATTATCTGAAGAATGGTGGAAAGTATACAAGAGTTTGTAAGAGGTAAGAGTGTTATATTTGTAGGTAACTCCGTTGAAATAATGGAACACAAGTTAGCTGATTTTATAGATAGTCACGATATTGTAGTGCGTTTTGGGAGAGCAGTAGAAGCTAATGAAAGGCATGAAGAATCTGTAGGTAAAAAAACCAACATATGGGTCACGGGTCAATTTAGATCCCACATACACAATAAATTATACAAAGAATTTACTAAAGGTAAATTCAAAGACGTAAAAATACTTCTTAATAGATGTAGGGGAAATTTTCATTTAAAACGTTGGATACTAGAAGATCATGTACCGAAAAACATGCCTTATACACAAATGTACACTGATGAGGAAATTTTTTATATTATGAAAACGTTTGGTAAAGATATCAAAAAGAAACAACTTAGACCATCTGCTGGATTTTTAACTATATTATGGTTTGTTAATAAAATAGCGACATATAAAAGTTTAGATATAGTAGGTTTTGATTTTTTTACGAAGAGTACCATGGAGAGAAAAAAAGATAGTAGGGGATTTAAAAGTCAATGTGATCCACATAGTTGGCACCTACCGATATATACAACTGAATCGACCGCTCATGATAAAGTAATGGAACGAGAATATGTTTCATTTTTAGAAAGAAACGAAAAACTTAAATGGCATGTGTTAAGTGATTTAAAGAACAGAAAGATAAAGTATACTGGTTGGATGAAAGGTTTTCCAATAATACATAGTCAACAAAAAAAATCAAAGTATGTTGTTGCTAGAGAAAAAGCTAGAAAAAAATAAATTATTTGTTTTTCTTTTTGAATGTAATTTTGGGACCAATATTTATTTTCATACCGATTTGTAATTCTGGGTAGGCTCTATCAGGTTGAATTTTATAATGTGGATCAACGTACAATTGAGCAGTAGTTGCGCAACCCTGCGTAATAAATGTAAACGCCACTATAGACATTATACACATAATTAATATTAAAAAATGAGGGTGTTTATATTTGTTTTCCATAATAGAGTAATCACTCTATTATTTTTTTATATAATACTTTCTATATTATCAGATTGTTAAGTTTTAAAACCACTGTCCA